CGATAACTTCAAGCCTGCGTCCCTCGGGTGCAGGCTGTTGATTAAAAATCGTATTGAGTGCAGATTCGGGGATCTGCCATCTCTTGCCGGTGCGAGCTACGTTTAACGCAGTTAACCGGCCTTCATTGATCCATTCGAGAATTGTCTTCTCGGATGTTTGCAGCCGCAAAGCGGCCTCGCGTGGGGTGAGGTGGTTGGGGAGTTTCATGGCTTGCGGCGGTAGATTGTCACCCCAGACTTAATATCTTCCGCTTTCAAACCGATATAGCCTTTGGCCATTTGCACCGACTGGTCTCGGAATAACACCAAGTCACCTTTCCTGATAAGTCCGCTATCCACCTTCTCGTAAAGACCGCTTGGCACAAACTCCTCCTCGGTCGCGTGGCTTCGTGCCTCGTCTTCCTGACTGCCGGTCGCTGCTTCCGCTGCTTCCTGGTTTCCGGCTTCGCGACTTTGGAGAGTTATCAGAGATCGCAACTCAGCGACTTCGGCGCGGATTGCGGAAATTTCAGATTGAGCTTGCTCAAGACTCGTCAGAAGGTCGTCTTCTGTATATGGCTCGCAATGAGCATCAACCAATTCTTCGATGTACTGATTGACTGATATATGGTGCGGCTTTGCAAACTGTGAAACTTGCTCCCAGGTTGCATCATCCAAAACGATTGTTAACTTTTGCATGTTCTATTCGCCTTCCTTGCTTGTGTTGATTAAAGATCGAAGCTCGGTGAGCTCGGCGCGAAAAGTGGAGATTTCGGCTTGGAATCGAACCGACTCTGATTTCAGTTGTGAATCAAGACCGAGTTCACAAAACAAAGAGTTCCTAGCCAATGATTCGTGAAGTTGCGGGTAAGACGCCTTAACACCAGCAACAACCATCTTCTCAATAAAGTCTTGAGTAGATAAGAAATCTCTTGAGATAACCCTTTGCAGTAATGGCAAGCCAGAAATCTGTAAATCAACTTCCGCTCTATTGCGAATAGTCTTGCTTCCTTTAGGTCGGCCTCGACCTCTCTTCGCTTCGCTCATCTATTCAAACTCCCTTGAAACTGGGTTTGTTGGTTTGCGTCCACCGGGTGAGGGTGGGAGCCATTTTCCTTCCTGCACTCTTTGCTCGTCGGTGGTCTTGCCAGCTTGTATCGCTCTCAACGTCGCTTGATGACAAGCGACGTGACAGCCTCGCACGACTCGACCCGAAAGCGGTCTGCCGCATGCAAGGCAAATGCCCTCATGCTGACAACGCGCAATCTTTGCAAGAACTGACTTTTTGATTTCCACCGAACACGCTCCGACCGATTGAACTATCACAGGACACCTCACTGAGTTGGTTTGACGTCCGTGTGTTACTTGTCGTCCGATGCAGTAAAGATAGGGGAATCATCGGCCAGTGTCAACAGTTTGCAAAACAATTTTCTGTCAGTTTGCAAAACAGTCAACAAATAAGAATCCGTAACTTATTTGCCACAAAGCACTTGCGGCGAAAGAAAAAGTTTGAAAAACTACTTGGATGGACACCACAAAAATCAAAACAATGATTGATCTGGCAATCACTCAGCTTGAAAATGCTAGGTCGATGATCGACTCGGAGACACCAAAGCCACCGAAAGAGGCTTTAGACAAAGCTAAGCAAGAGGTTTGTTTAGCTTGTGGCAAAAAGTACAAAGAAAGATCCGGGCGACCGGTTCGCGGCCTTCACAATGCTTGCTGGACAAAGATTAAGCGAATGATGGAAGCCGGGGACGCTACCGAAGACGATTTGATCAATCGGGGTATGCTTCTGCCAGCTCAACCCGGGGGACGGAAAGCAGAGCCCTTTCCGTATGAACAATTCTTGTCCTCGGGTTTGTCAAAGGCGGCTGAACCCCCACCGGAAGAAACAAAACCGGATCCGAACAAAGATCCAAAACCAAGGAAGCGGAATCTGAAGTAACCAAGTAAGGCAATTGCACCCAAGCGTTTCCAGTCCACTTCCAAACCGAAAGAGTTTTCATGCGTGTTTCCTGTGTTAGTGAAAGACGCATTTTCTACTCGTCTTTGACACGTAAGGTCAGTTGAAAAATGAAATACGTTCACCCCGCAGAATTGTTTTTCGGTTCTATCATCTTTCCGGGTTACGGATACCTCCGGCTCGGAATGTGGACTTCGTTTATCGCCACCTGGGTCGTGCTGTTCTTCGCTGCGGTGATCTGGTTGCCTCTGGCACTCATCGTGCTGTTACTGGGAGCCGTCAGCAGCACGAGCTACGCTGGGAAAGCCAAAGCCGAAGCCGATGCCGCGAAAATGGACGAACTACTTTACGAGCTACGGAAGTCAAACAGGATTAGAGAGAGTAATGATAGCTAGGACAAAAATGAATTCTTCGCACTAGATACCCCCCAACCACCAAACCAGTGGTGGAAGAGGTAGAAAGGGGAGGAGGTACAGAGAAGAAGAAAGTAATAAAGATATAGGATCTTTTACTATTATACCTAGTCTTTTCCTTGGTCTTTCACTCTCCGAATTCTTCGCACGGCCTCTTGTCAATAAATGCTAAGATCTCAGTTGATTGTTTAATTAGTCAACTACGGCTTAATTCCTCCGCGATTTATTTACACAATTCCCGACAAAGCTTGAAACCACCCGATTAGGGGGATTGTGGGAATAGCCAAGTCCTAATCGTCTCGCTCACCCGCTCAAGCCTTGTGTCGCTGATGGCCTGCCGGTAGATCGCTGCGGTAGACTCGTCTAGATGCCCCATGACGAGATTGACGGCTGCAAGGTCGCCAGATTCACCTCCGATCGTCGCGCACGTCCTACGCAAGCCATAGAAGCCTCTCCCAGCGACATAGCACCCGCAAGCCTTCATCACTTTTCGAAACTCCCGATTGATCGCGCAATCTTGCTCGTCGGGTCGCGTCCACTTGTTGCCGTACTGCGTGACAAAAACGAGATCGAGATCGACGTCTGGTCGCGTTTCCTGGTAAGCCCTGAGAGCTGCGATTGTTTCGGGCCAAAGCTTGCTCCGTCGTTGAACTCCCGTTTTTGGTCGTGGGTAAAGTAGCCAACCCCGCGCCAAATCGATATTTTGGGGTCGCAGGCTTGCGCAATCGTGGTTTCCGAGTCCTGAGCCTACCCCGAGCAAGATCATCGCTCTAAGGGCTAATTTTGACGTTTTGGCGCAATGATCGAGCATCGAGCGAATTTCGTCGGCAGCGAACCAGATTTTATATTGCTTAGAAGTACGCCTGATCGTCTTCCTGTCTGGCTTTTTCCACTCCGGCCCGAGGTCGGGGAGGCTTTCCAGCAAATCATTATCGACAGCCCACCGGAAAACCGCGTTCCAGTGCGTGATGGCTGACTTCCAGCTCAGCGGTGAGAGCCCTTCCCGATGGTCGCGAGCTGCTTTGCTCCAATCGACTTCATGGATCAACAAAAGCTTCGAAGTGTGCTTAAAAAACCGCTTGAAGAGACCTTGGTAGTTCTTCAGACTCGAAATCGAGATCTCTTGGTTCTTAACTCGTCGAGCTACGTCGGTAAGGTACAAATTAGACAGATCTTTCAATCTGAGAGCGTGAAACGTCTTCTCGACAACCTTTTTTTGCACTGGAGAGCATAAAAACGCTTTGAAACGGCTCTCAGCGTCTTCGGGATCCGCCCAAGTTCCAAAGTAGTAAAGCTTTCCCTTGATCTTCTTCGCCCATTGCCCATTCTGATGTGGGAACAGGGGAAAGTCTGGGCGAGGTTTTGACGGTTTTTCCATGTTTTGCGGGTGTCGTCGGGTGTCGAAAGCCAGCTTGATACCAGATTTCCCAACGAAAAACAAGAAAGCCCCGCTGTTCACGGTTCAAAGCCCGGACTGGAAAAACATTGGGTTTTTAATCAAAACCCGTGTTTTTCTGGCTGATTTTGGACAAAAGACGGTTTTACGACACCCGAAACGGGTGTCGCACGACACCCGAGCGGCGAGAAGTCAGAAACCGAAAAAATGAAGGTCACTAACTAGGTCGAAGAAAGGCGTAAAAAGGCGTACGCCCGGCTTGCGGTAAACGCACCTGCCAAAATGGCAGATTTTTCACCCCGACTGCCATTTTGGCAGTCGGCGCCAACCTGTCTGTCGTCGTTTTGATGACGCTGTGTCATTTCGGCACGGTCAGGTGTACTCACATTGACGACACCGTGACAAAGTGTCACAGTCATTCGCCCTCTTCCTTCTTCGGCCTGTGCGCTGGCTTCCTTTCGCTCAGTTGCTTCCGTTGCTCCGGTGAAAGCATCTTCTTCCCGCCTTCACCTAGTAGCTCTGAGAGCCCAATCCCAAGCTCGTTGGCTCGTTGTGTGAAAGCTTCCCACCAATCGTCCGGTTGGGTGATATTCTTAGATGTCATTGTTATCTACTCCTGCGATGCTTCGTACATTGCAATCGCGGTTTCTTCGTCGGTCGCATAGATCGACGAAAAGCAATGGATGTAAGAGTTGCCGTTGAGTTTGTAAAGCTTGCCGTTTTCGAAGCGGTATTGCGTGCCATTAGTCTCGCGAATCAACGCGACTACAGCATCATACGCCTCGGCTCTTGTCTGCTGTGTGCTGTCCCAACCTGCTGCTGCTAGCTCGTCTGTCAGTTGGTCAAGGGTTGCTGTTTGTGCTTGCTCTAATGTCATCATCTTTCTTTCTCCTCTTTGGCTGTCACGCCGGTTAGTTTCTTAAAACCCAGACGGCTTTCGCCGTTTCGCCGTTCCCGGCTCGTCAGTGGGTTAAGCTAGGCAAATTCTTTCTAGTTCACCGATACTAGGAGTCTGTGAGGTGAGAGCGTTATCAGCGAGGCTTGCTATTGTCCAGCCGTGGATATAAGCCTTGAGAAGTTTAGCTGTCGAAACATCCGACTTGCAAGCCTCGACTATGAACTTTGCGTTCAAAGCTGGAGCCATTTGTCGCCCATCGTTGTAAGCTTGAACGCCTTCTTTTTCTGCTTGGATGATCGTCATTTTCATTTTCCCTGTTTGGTGTTTGTGTCCGACTGATGTAGTAACTATAGGCGTAGTTCTTGTTGGTGTCAATAACTGCGCCTATAGTTTTTGAAAAAAAGAGCGAGTCTTTTTATATTCCTAGTTTTACGTCTTTGGTTGCTTCCCATGCTAGTTCGTTGGCTATTGCTTCGTTCTTGCAAATGCCTCCGATTGCTTGCATTGCGACTCGGTGCATGCCGCTGACTTCTTTGCAGATTTCTCCGCTTGCGATTGCCTTCTTGATTGCCTTGCGAGCGATTGCGATTGGATTCTTCATTTTCATCTTCTCCTCGTTTGTGATTTCGTTCCCGTGATGCCTTAACTATATGCGTAGTTATCGGCCAAGTCAAGAACTACGCACATAGTTTTTCAAAAAAAAGAGAAAATTAAATCCAGCGGTTTTTCTCGATCGTTTCTATAGCTCGCTCGGTCCAGCCTTCAGAGATTGGGTTTGCTTCCATCCATTCGATAAACTCGCGGTAACACTTACCGCAACGCAAATAGACGGCCGCCCAAGATCGCTTGTTCTGCCAATTCTTTAATGCTTCCAAGGCTTGCTCACGCCATTCCGATTGATCGGGAGCCTCAAACTTGACCGTTTTTGTGTGTTCGATGGCTCTACCGCTTCGAGCTCGTTCCATGAGAGCTTCGATATAGTCGAAAGTCGCTTGGTTTACGTCACTGTTAATGTCAAGACTGTTGGAATCGTGAAAACTGTCTCGGGTGTCGTGTTCGTCCATCCTGCCAAACAATCCCATTCTAGAGAGTAGCTTAAAACGGCTTCGGGATTGTTTAGCGTTAATTCGATCTCTGCTGGTACGCTATCACAATCGAAGACGTCTGAAACGTAAATTAGGACGTTTCTTTGTAGTTCGAAAGTCGGCTCACATCCCGAATTGTTCCCATCGCAGCAAGCCAGAGAGCTATCGGTTACAAGGCTTGCTGAATCCGCAACATCGACGCAAACCCCACCAATAAGCCTAGAGCATCCTGTTTCCGTGACTGTTGTACTCGTTGACGAATTGCATGGATCGGGAGGTGTTGGAGGCGTATAGGGATCGCAAGCCAATAACCATTCTGTTAACGGATCCGTGCATGGTGCTAACGGTGCTGGGACGCTTAAAGCGCCATCATTGTAAACCGTCGTCGAAATCGGAACCGTCGTATTGCAATAGAATTCTCTGCGTCGATACCTGCGTTGTAATGCAAAAGCTGATTCGGCCATCGCCGCGATTACAAAACCGATCTCAATAACGAATCTAATCTGGTTCGACGGCAAATATTGAATCGTTACGCAAAAGTCCGCGCCCACTGAATAATAGAATTTGACTCTTGACCCGTTTCTCGCGCTGCTGTCCCAAATAACGTAAGTAGGGTATCCAGGCGGACAATCGGCGTTTCCGAAAATGTCAGTTGAGCATGGTGCAATCAAAAGCGGGTCGTCTGGGTCCGTACAGTCGGCGCATGTGCCGCATTGTAAGAATGGGATGTATGTGGTCCAGTCGCTTGAGATCGAAGCTTCGCCACTGATAGCTACGTTATCAATTCGTTCGCAAACACAAGCCGATTTTATGCAAGTTGTTTCGTTGAGAGCGGGGAACGTCCCAGAGAATGACATTCCTAAGAATTGCTCTCCTATCGACCAAGTTGCCAAGTCTTCTTGCTCGGTGCATGGTGTGCATTCAATAGGATTACAACAGCAATTGCCAATCGCACCCATTTAACACACCTGTATCGCTACAAAACGCCCATTGACCTCAAAGAGCATCACGTTTTGCTCTCCCGTTATTGCAGTCGGCCACGCCCAAGCTTTCACTGTCTCGACCGGTGAAGATGCCGCCCAGCCTGTAGTCGTTGGTGTGTGTACTCTTACATCACCTTCCGCAGTTGTTGATAGCCCCGAAGACGTCGTTCTTCCGAGCATGATAAGCGTGAAGACTTGCCGCGATCTCCCGGCTTCTTGCTTCCCAACGCTCGGGAGCATGCGCAAAAGCTCATTCGCATCGGTGCGAACTAATGCAACTGGGTCGTTTCCATCCTCGCCCATTTGCTAAGCCCTCAAGAATGAGAAAGAGATCGGTTTGTGCGGGATGAATTCGTTGTCAGCCAGCGGCGCGGCTGAATCGGCTCTTAGCGTCCCATTCGTTTCTAATGCCACAAGCTTAGGCGATGCAACACGAACCCCACCCGCTGCAAGTCTATATTCATAGCCGACTTGAACAGGTTTCACCGTCCACTTTGAAGGCTTATAGGCAATCTGGTAATGGATATTAACAGCGTCATACCCATAGAAGTAACCTCGTTCGAATTCAATGACTGAGCATTTGAGGGTGTACTGCGGGTATGTGTCCGAGCCCTTGGTCAAGCTCGCGCTGTTAATACAATCGTTTCGATCTCCGATTGTTTTATCTGTGACTGTCGGGGATTCCATTTGCCAAAAGTCAAAGATGATAATCGGCCTAGTGATTGTCAAAGGCTCGCTGAAAGGGACCCCTGCATAATTGACCCATTGTTTCGGAGAGGTTGAGAAGTCTTCGTAAATGACCTCGGGATAGTACTGCATTTTCCCCGAGTAACGCGGTATCCATGTTGTGGGGTCTGGGTTTGGCGTTCCGCCCGGTCCAGTGTTCGGTGGTTCTTGGTCGATTGGTTGCGTCGAGAAGTTAGCCGTCACCTCCCAGAGTTGCGGCTGTTTCGCGTTCTGTTGCGGGCGTAGTGATCTGCAGATCGTCCCGGGAAAGCCTGCCAGCCCGCTTAGCCCGATGATCGGTAATCCGGTTGTTGCTAAGACGGTGATTTCGCTTTCGTTCTTCACTGTCGATTGAACGAAGTAAACTCGATCAACCGAGTAAGTCATGCCGTCTTTGCCAGCTTGTAGTTGCCCGTTACGGCCTGGCTTCTCGCCTAATAGAACTGTGCTCATCGTTTAGCAACTCCTAGCAATTGCTTGTTTGCAAGCTCTCGCTTCATCTCGTCGAGGATTGTATTAGTTCGGGTTTGGAGTTCGACTTGCTTCGCTTGGTTGTTGTCACGCTCTAGAAATAGCTTGTAGGCTTCGACGCTTCCGGCCATCGCCGTCGGTGTTTCGCGACGTTCTGCCATCTGTCCTTGTGCCTTTTGCAAAGCCTTCAATCCCATGTCTTTTGCCATCTCATCAATCTCTTGCTGCATCTCTCTTTGTTGCTTAATCTCTTCCATGCGTTTAAGCATCTCGAAAGCCTTCTCACGCTCTTTGTCATAGTAAGCTAGTGAATTAGCCTGAGCTCTCAATTGCTCCTCTTTTGTGAGTAGCGATCTCTCCTCTAGTTCCAGTTGCTTTTCGAGCCCTGCGAGGTTTTCGTTTTGTTTGTCGAGTCGTTTTTGGTATGCTGCATCTTCGATCTTGCGCTGTTCTTCGAGTGCTTTCGCTTTCGCTGCTACCTCTTCTTGCATCTTCTTTTCTTGGGCGCGTTGTTCAAGAATTCTCTTGACCTTTGCCTCTTCTTCGGGTGTCCTGGTGTGCATCACGGATTTATAGAATGCACCATCCTTAAATGACTCTTGAAACTCTCTTTCGTTAATGTCGTTCAATAGCTTTTTGGTTTGCGTTAACTCTAAGTTGAGCCCATCGCTAATAAGAGCTGTGACGGCTCGAATCCCATCGGCGAAGAAGGTAACAGTTCCACCCGCTGCCCCATCGCCACCCGTAAATTGACGTATGAGCTCGACCGAATCTTTTAGAACTGGAATTAGGGAATTGCCTAACTCAACCCCGAGCATCTTGAAATCGCTTTGCAACTTCGCCAATTGCCCCGCAGTGGTCTGTGCGATCTTCTCATTCATCCCGAAGAATAAACCCCCCTTGCCGGTTGCGAAGTCCAAAGCCATCCCGACTTCTTGCACCGATACCCCGCCTTCCTCCATTCTCTTTTTTAGCTGCGCCATGCTTTCGCCAGTCATCTTGCTAATTTGCTGCAATGGGTTGAAACCCGCGTTCACAAACTGCAAGACTTCCTGACCCATCAAACGGCCTGCGGCTGTCGTTTGGGAGAATGCAAGCGAGAGCTGTTGCATTCGGTCGGCATTGCCCATAGAGATCATTGAGAGTTGCCGCATCCGCTCGCTTGCTTCATTTGCCGATACTCCGAAGCCTAACATTGTTTTGGCGGATTGTTGGAAGTCAGTAAACCCGAGCGGTGATTCTTGGTCTAGCTTCCGCATCTCCGAGAGGATCTTGTTTGCTGACTCTGCGGATCCTGTTAAGACCTCAAATTGTACCGCTGCCGTCTCAGCGTCGGCAGCAAGCTTTACCGATGCCGTAGCAATCCCCGCCAATCCTCCCGCTAATCCGATTGATGCGATGCCCTTACCGATGCCTCCCACGTTGTTCGAGAAGGTCTGCATCTTCTGCGTAGCTTGGTTTACTGATTGGTCGAACTTGGCATGGTTCATGCCAAGCACCACGTTCATATACTCAATTACTGCCATCAGTTCACCGCACTTTTGAGACGTTTTGCAGAAGATCGCTTAAAGACTTTGTGTATGCCTCCTACTACCTCGACCCTGAAAAGAGAGATCACAGTGTCATAGTTCGATTTCGTTGCTCTCTCTAGATAACGCTTACCCCTGACGGCCTTTCGAGAGCTGTTCATTGAAGCAATCTCTTCACGCTGCGCCGCTGTTCGTCGCTTGCGTTTAGCAACTCCTAAATCTTGGTTGCTCGCTCGCTTCCCGGCCTTCCATCCGTATTCCTGAAATGCCGCGTAGAAAGTTCGACCTTTGAACATATTGTCATGATGGCCGACTGTAACCCGAGCCCCAACCCTGACGCGAGATCGCTTCAAGACCCGTACTCTGATGGCTCGTTTAAGTTTCCCGGTTCGCTTTGGTGCGAGAGATCTTGCCGTCTTCTGTACCGGGGACATTGCTTTCTTTGCCCCTGTCTGTACCGCTGATTTGAATTCAGCCTTCGTAAGCTTGCGAAGCATTTCCGATAACTCTTTATCACCTTCTAGCGTAAAAGTCATCATGCTTAGTTTGCCTCGATCGCTTTGATCATTGCCTCGTCGTCCATTTCTTCCGGCTTCCACTTGAGGTCTTCCGGCTTAACCCCGAGAGCCAAACACTGTGCCTCATGTGGCAAAAATTCGATCTGGCAATACAGTTTCAGCTCTTGGTATTCTTTGGCTGTCAACTGTGAGAGCCACTGTCTACGGCTTGCGAATCCTTGACTAATGGCAACTCTCCATTGCCATCGTCGTTCTTCGCTTTCCTCACCGCTTCCAGTAAGAATTTTTTTACGGTTGGGTCAACTCCCAGAAACCCGTTAAGCTGATCGGCAGGATTGAAAAGCGTTGCGGTAACGGATGCCGGAAGTTTGCGAAGTAGCTTGATGCACTTGGCAAAATCTTCTTGTGTTTCGCATTCCTGCTTGCGGTTCTCATCGCACAAGCAGAAAGCGACGGCAGCGCGTCGGAAGTCATCGTTCTCTTTGATTTCTTCGTCGTCCTTGAACTGTAACCACCAATCCCCAAACTTATCAGCCTCGATACCTGAAAGCTCGGCCACGTAACACGTACCAAGCTCTGGAACTTCAACTTTGCAGCAATTCAATTCAGTTTGAGTCGCTGCCTTCAATCGATCTAATAGCTTCATTTCAACCTAACAAGAAAGAGAATTAAGCAACCGTTCCCGATGTCGGGAGAGCGATCGGTTGCGCGGTGATTGTTCGCATCATCTCGCCCTTGCTTCCAACTTCGGCAGGAGATGCCGAAACAAGACGACAAGAGTACCGCTTGTACTTGTAAGACCAAGTCGAAGCTGCGGGAGGTGTTCCGGTCGAGGTCGTGCGATATTGAAATTCGACGTCAACAACTCGCTCGTCGATGTCATCATTGAGCAAGATGTTATCGACAGCGGTATCGTCGGTATCGTCTGGATCCCAAAAAGCTGTGAAGGTGATTTGACCGATAAGCGGGGGATCGGCGTCGAGAAAATCTTCCGCCACGCTTTCAAGGTCTGTGACGTTGACCATTTCGCGGGTTATGTCAGCAAACTTCACCGTCTTCACGAATGCAACGAAAGTTGTGCCGACCTTAACTTTGATACCATGCCCGAGTAGTTTTTTCTTTGGCAATTTCTAATCCTCTGTATAGTAAACCTGCACGGTAAAACCGTGAACAAAAAGAGCATCAGAATCCGCGCTCTTGAATTCGTATTGGTCATCCACATCCGAAACTTCCGTGACCCAGATTACTATTCCATCCTTAGCACCTTCGAGACCGTTTAGTTTGTTCTCAATGCGTGTTAGGGTGTCGTAGTTCGGGGAAGAGGCTTCTTGCACAACCTCAACAATAAATCGCATCGTCTGCAATCCGCGTTCATTCGGGTCTATAAGATCCTCGTGGTCACGTGATTGAACGGTGAAAAATACGTGAGGGTATGCGCTATCCTGTGGAATGTATTGGTAGTGTATCCGACCGCTTAATCGTTGGAGCAAAACCGAGTCAGAGCGGAGAGCGGCGCGAATGAGAGCGGGGATTGTGTCGTGATTGCTCATTTAACATCTTCCCTTACGCAAAGAAAAACAGCCTCACCGCCCACCTCGTCTTCAGTGCGCGAAGCTATCTTTAGAATCTTGCCGTTGTAGATAAAGCGGTCGGTTGTTTCGCAGTCCTGCGGGATCCGTAGTGTGACCCGGTGCGTAGTCTCTGCTACTTGCTGCTTAGCTCGTTCTAATTCACGTCCAGATAGTTCCTCGACTCGGCAACGAATCTTTGCCGCAATGCGTTTCCATGAGTTGCTTTCATGGCCTAAGTCGTTGAAGGCTGCAACCCGGCGTTCGATGTCGATTATGTGGCGAAGTAAACCGGCTCTCAAAACAAGACTCCTTGCTGTAACCTCTTAACGGCTGACTCGCAATATTTTTCGTTAAGCTCAATCCCTACGGCTTTGCGCCCTTCAAGCTTTGCAGCAACTAGCGTTGTGCCTGAGCCCATAAAAGGATCGAGGATGGTTGATACTTCTGGAAACATGCTCATGCACCACTGCATTAACGCAATGGGCTTCTGTGTTGGATGAATTCTCGCTTCTTGCTTTTCACTCGCTTTGTGGTATCCCGTCCACCTGTGGGTGAAAATCTTTATCGGGGCGTCTCTGTTCGTCCATGCGATTTCGCAATCGGAAAATGCGTTTTCATAATAGATCCCGTCTTTCTTTTCCCACACCAACCAACCACGGCTTGGAGGCAATGTGTTTGCAAAATTGCTCCCACCCCAAATGCATAGCAGTTTTGCGGAATCCAAAAGCCATCCTCTAGGATCAAACGGCCTGTCATCCCCAATCACTTTGTCTTTATTCGTAAACCTCTTGGCGACCTTTCCGCCACCTTCTGGTTTGTAATCAATTCCATACGGCGGATCAGTCAACAACAAATCAAACTTCGGCAGAAACGGTAATACTTGCCGACAATCCGCGTTGTAGATTGTCACCGAATCATCTTGATAATACGGCTCGAAAGGAATCTTCATTTCACCCCGTTCTCAATCTTGCTTATCATCGCGCAAGCTTTTCGGAAGACTTCTTTCGCTTTTGCTTTATGTGCGTCAACTCGCACAGGCTCACCGAAGCTATACATCTGCTTTAGCAAGGCGTATATCTCGGCTGAGTTCTCTTCAATGCGTCCGGTCTTGGTCGATGTGTCGTAAAGGTCTGAAAGATCACTCATCCCTAAAGCCCTCCCCTAATTGATCAGATAACTCATTTTCCCCCGGTCGCATGCTTTCCAAGAGCATCGACGTAGCAAACTCAATTTCCTTTGATGTCTGCCCTACAATCACGCTTTCGCGGTTCAAGTACCAATGCCCGACTAGAAGCAAGATCGCTTGCTTAATCGCTGCTGGGATCGCTTCCGGGCTCACCCAGCCCGCAAGAGCTTGTATCGTCACCGCGTTTGGGGTCTGTCGCACCTGCGGCCAATACTCCCAGTCCACCAATCGAATCTCGTACTTCCCGAAGCTCTGCGGCTGCACGACTTTCGCGAGATCGAGCGTTGTCGCGATAGAGTCTGGATTGATATAGGTAACGGACTCGACTTCTTGAATTGGAAATAGGGGGAGGGGGAGAGGTGTGGCTTTCGTTGGGAATCGATCGAATCGGAACTGAACCGTCTGCAAACATATAACACACTCCAATTGCTTCTCGATGAAAGACTGAGCGGCAAGAATCGCAGCTCTCAAGAATTGATCATCTTCGCGATGCGAGACGTTGCACTGATTGCGAGCCTGCTCAACCGTGACGGCTTCGAATGTTGCTGTCTCAGTTGTTTTTACTGCGTATCGGATCACCGTAAGCCTCGAATTGTTCTCTGATTGACTCTAGCCACCAATACATTACTTCGCGTTTAGATTTCTTCTCTAGCCTTCCCCAATCCTGTGAGAGCTTAGCTAGTCGCTCATCGTCACATTCAAACTCTTGTCCCTGAGTCCCGAATCTTGCTTCGCGTTTCAGCAAGTCAATCCGAGCGACTAACTCGCCCCGCAATGATTCGAAAGCATCAGCCCAGAACCACCAAATGGGCCCAAAAGAAACGGGGAGAGGATCATCAGGACTGACTAGGGCTTTCACTGCGACGTTTTCGCTGTGGCCTTAGTTGCGATTCAATAGCAACAGATGGCTCGGTCTTGGCTGTCTCGGATCCTTTAGAGACAAAAGAATATTTCATCGCCAATTGTAACTCAGTCGGCTCTTCTGATAACAGTCCTCTGCCCAAGCCATCGAGCAAAAATCTTTGGCCTGTTTCGTCATCGACTTCGACTAGTTGTCCCGCTGTCAAGCTGAACTTATCCCCGCCCATCGACTGCAATAAAATCAATTCCATAAAGCACCTAAGATTGAAACAAAAAAACACACCTCGGGGAAAGGAAGCGAAACCCGAGGTGTGCGTAATAGCGTCCATGCTATCGAGAGGGGTCTATTAAGCCTGAGTCAATCTCTTGACTGGGCAAACAGCGGCAGCGTTACCACCACCTGGCTTTTGCAATCTTCCGTCGGCGTCCATATAGCCGATGAACGCTACTTCGCGAGTCTCAGCAAATCGCTCAACCAATCGTCTCATCGACATTGCGCCGACTCGTCGGAGCTTGTAGTAAGATAAGTCGCCATAAACCATCGTGATGTTGGTCGTGGCAACTGCCGATGCCATGTATTGATTGTAGATAATTGGCTGACCGAGGATCGTATCAGGAACAGCGTCACGCAAGCCCGAAGCCCAGAGCGGACGGCCTTGCGAGTCGTTAAGCAATCGAAGCGTCTTGATGACGTTATCGTTTGCCATAAACGTACCGTTTGGCCGGTAAGCCGGATCGACTGAATGCTGTAACTCAATCAAGTCTACTGTCGAGATCGCGGTTGCAGATGCCGAAGTTCGACCCGCAACTGCATCAACAACAACCCCGAAAGGTTGACCGGTTCCAGTTCCTACGGTGATGTGTCGCAAGAGGATACGCCCGAGACGTTCACCCAGCATCGTAGCGACGATCTGATCGACGTTAACAATGCTATCGCGTAGCAATTGCTCGGAGACCTTTAAGAATCGGCTGTGATAAGCATACGCCCCGAGAGTCAACCGAACCAAGTTCGGATCTGTCTGGGTGACTGCGTTAATATCTGCGACTTCAGCAGCAATCGCACCTTCAACCGCGGTATCGTTACCGACTGGCCAAAGGAAGTTATTTCCGTCGGTGGTCGTGATCGTGTCAACGTATGCCAGCATCGGAGAAGTAGCCAACATCGCAAGTTCGAAGGTAGCCGCGAAAGTCTGTGGAACCAATTCGGCTCCACTCGTTGAACCGCCCTTAGTCAATCCCCGAACATCAATGTCTCGAATGTTCGCGGTCTTGCGTGCTTGTCGCTGTAGTTGCTTGTGGCTCTCAGTGTCGAGAGCTCGGAAACCGATTTTGCTCTTGTTGCGGAAATTGAATCCGATACGCTCGCAAGACTCCTGCATTCTTGCGTCGACTAGCGAATCATCGCCGTCGCAAGCGAGCAAGAAAGCCGCCAAAGCGTTTCGCTTGTCGGCTTCACGCTGTGCGAAGTGTCGAGCCTCATCGCGATCAAAACCAGCATCGCCGTATGTTCGGCTCTCACCTGGGAGAGTATCGTCGAGTCCTGGCATCTGTCGCCCGTGTCGAGTCGATCGGTTTTGATCTTCTTCAACTTGGCGTACTCGAGAGACGAGGCTTTCGGCTGACTCAGCGTCAGCGATTTGAGAGCGGACGCTATCATATTCCGCGTTGACTTGATCCCAAGCGTTCTTGCTTGACTCGTTAAAAATCGGTTCGCCTTTGGCTTTTCGTGCTTCGGCTTCTGCGGCTTGTTTCTTAATCTCGCTAGAGAGTTGCGCCGACTTGTTTCGTAGTTCTAAAAGTTCCATACTCTGGAAAAACCTTCCGTGAAAAATCAGTGGTGAATGGCAGCTTTAAGTTGCTGTTGTTGTTTGCCTCACCTGTGCGATTAGTCGCCTCGGTTTTATCGGTTGTGCGGTAGGTCGTGACTCACGTATAGACGCTAAACGTCACACCATGCACCGCTCTATCCTTGGCATGGAGTGAAGTTTAACGAGTGGTCTTTAGAGTGGAGCAAATGAGTGTTACGCAGGATCAAACGCAACATAGACAATGCGCAGCGTCCCGCTGTCATAATCTAAATAAGAACTGTCATCTCGACGGAAAGCGAAAAACAAGTCGCCCGGCTTTTTGCAAATCGATCTTGGGATTGTGACCGAATAGCTAGCCCCGCTGACGGATGGGGTGAGAGTTGTAACTAGCTTTCCGTCCGGATCGCAGATTACAAACCTTGCCGACGTTGGAAGAGTGACCTCGTTTTCGTCTTCGTCGTAAACTGTGCGAGTGATAACGCGAGCTGCATCGGTTGCGATCTCGATTACATCCCCAGCAACTTCACGGACCCCATAACCAATTGAAGGCTGTACGGTGAAAGATGCCTCTGGGATTAAATCGAAGTATCCCTTCGAAAGCCCCCAGTTTGCCGGTTGCGTTGCGCCCTCAAAAAAATACCATAGGCTTGAAATGGTTTCATCAAGACTTGCTGTGTATCTGCCGGTATTCGCTCCAGTGCCTTCGACTAACTGGATTCTGCTTAACGTCCAATTTGCGAGAGAATCGGTAGACGGAAAAGCGTAAAGCGTTTGTCCTGGTGTGCGCGTCAGTGATACTTGCTTTGCCATGTTAAATGACTCCCGCGTTGATGACATCCGTTCGTGTGGCGATTGAATCGGGATCTGGCGTCACGACTTGTTCGACCCTCGGCAAGCTCGGTTGACCACTTGCCGAGAATAACCAAGCGTTTTCGCCCAATGTATCGCGATGCGCTGCGATTGGTGCAATCGAATAGTATCCATTGGATCGATCGGTGATCGTTGGACTGACCGCATTGAACGCTGCTCCATTTTTCGACAACGTGGCAGTTACGGTAAGTCCTGCGGTCCCAAAGTAAACATTGAAAGGTCGCGTCGAGTTTTGTTGAACTGTGAGCATTAAACGCCTCCTGAGATGATACGACCGACTGGAAGTCCACCGCTGCCGGATGTCGCTTTGATTTCGCTAATCAACATACTTAGTCGGCACGCAATCCCAGGGATTACTTGCCAAGTTCCAGCTACTTCTTGAATCGCTTTGCAACAAGTAACTCCATCAAAGAATTGATCGAAGATAGCAGGGTAGTCGCTGTAGCCCTCAATCTGTAGTCCGCTTGGTGTGCTTGTGTTCG